GATTCAAAAAAATATCTGAACCATTCTTAATTCCAGCGTGTGTATCATTAATAAGAGCTATTTTCATATTAAATAAAATCTTCTAACAGTCCGGAAATTCTTTTTTTAGATCGCTTTTTCTTTTTTATTTTTTTGCCGAAGTTTTTGATTGCAGAATCGCGATCTCTAATAAGTTGTGATTTAAAACGAATACGTTCAACAATTCCATCTGCGCCTTTATGATCGCCTACATCCATAAATCCTGCGGCATCTGCGTGTTCCATATACAGCTCTTTAATATCCTGGTGCTTTTTCTCTTTAGCGATTCGTCTTAAAAACGCGTAATATGTAATTTGTGTAAAGTATGCGAACGCATTAGGTAAACCAGTGCGAGTCGCCTTTTTTACATCATAATTCATAATGGCCTTAATACAATTTTCGACTGCATCCATCACCATCTCTTCACGGTACGTATATCCAGAAAAGTTAGGTTTATGGGAAAGGCCTTCTGCAATTTTAAGAAAGCACGTTCCAATGTATTCGGTGATCCGTGGTTCTTCAACGTCTTTTTCTCGGGCTTCTAAAACAGATTCAGTGTATTCTACAACGGCGGTTGAAAACTCCCTGTTATTTACGTAGTGAGGTTTATCTTTAGCTTTCTTTTTCATAGCATAGTTATATTATACAATATAAACTCTTAAATGTACATATTTAATTGCAACCTTGTGCATTTTTTTATGTACAGAATTATAAATTTGGTGTATAATATTCTTAGAAAGGCAAAAAACATCTATGTTAATTTTTGCCGTATGGATTATCCCATTTACTTCTCCATTTAAAAGATGATTGTGGATTATAGCAATCATCAATTTCCATACCATCGATACCTCCATCAATATCTGTATTCATAAAATTATCAACTGGATCATTAAACAATTGTTTTAAAACAGTATCAATCTCATTGTTAGTAAGATGGCCTTCTAAATTAGATTTTATTAAATACCTGTGATATTGTATTTGTACACTTTCCAAAGGAACTCCAGAAGATATAATTTGACTTTCCTTTATTTGTATAACATCGATGTCTTTTACTAGCATCCAAGGACTAAAAAATGATTCGTCCTTTCCTAAGATTTGGATTTCTACAGCTCCAGTGAGGTGGAAGCTTCGTGTATTTCTGTCAAATTTTTCTTCGTTTGCTATTATGTGACTACCGTCGATTAGCCTATAAGTTACTATCTCAAACTGATTCAAGTAGTCTTTAAGATCTTTATTCATATTGGCACTTCGTGAATTCTGTAATTAAAGTTTTCTTTTGTGTATATTTTTACACGTTCTATCGCGTGATTAAGTGTGTAATTCTTTTTTCTTTTCCATGATAAATCATCTGCCAAATCATAAATTGTAGTACCTCGCCCATCGTTAGTTTTTCTTAACCCTCTCCCAATCGATTGCAATACACGAATTTGTGACTTCGTAGGAGAGGCAAACACGATGTTGTGCAGGTTAACTATATTTATACCTGTCGAAAAGGTGCCTACACTCGCTACGATAATTGCGTTTTTTTCTTTTTCTGTAATCTCACGAATTTTTTCTCTTTCTTCTGCGTTTACTGCGCCTGACACAAAAAATACTTTTCGGTTAGTACCTTTAAGATTTTCAATAAACGCATCATAAAGAGGCTTTCCGTGTTTTTGCACTAAATTGTATAGAACTAGTGAGTTGCCTTTTTGATCACACGTAAGATTAACAATAAATCTATTTCTTTTTTTATGCGAAACAATGTGGTCAATTTCGTCTTGGTATTTAAGATTTTTACAAAGCTTTCTTTCTTCTTCAGAATACTTTAACACTAAACATTCAATCGATAGTTGCGCTAAAGTCTCTGATTCGATTAATTCTTTAGTAGATGTTACTCTATACACTGGTCCAAAATTACCTTCAAGAGTCATCTGATTCGCAAGAGCGTTATCAATCGTCCCTGTTGTGCCAATTCTAAAGCCTGCATTCACGAGCCGATTCATGATTGTGGTCAGAGATTTAGCTTTAAATGTATGTGCTTCATCACCTATAACCATTCCGTATGGTTGAAACCATGATTGTGGCAGTTTAATTGCGCTCTGCCATGTTGTAACAACAACTGACGCGTCAAAACCGACTTTATCTTTACCTGAATAGATTTTATGCACATCTTCCTGCACATCAAATGAATCATCTTTATGCGAGTATGATTCGAAATCTTTATACATTTGTTCAACTAGTGATGTAGTAGGAACAACAACCAAAACCTTTTTGTCCATTTCATGACTTAGATAATGTCTCATCATCATGTATATGATTAATGATTTTCCTGATCCAGTCGGCGATATAAGTATTGCTCGTCTATTTTGTATACCATGTGTAAATGCGTCGAACTGATAATTTCTCGGCTCAATTAATTTATCTCCAAGACTTATTGTAGAATCATTAATAAATTTTTCTAAATCGTTTTTTTCGAAAAACTTATTAGTTTTCATCGACTCATCATATACAAGTTTATATCCTCGTTCTTGGCAAAACTCAGCTACACGTTTCATCAAACCAAATGGTATAGTCTGTGATCTAGAATCAAATAGACGTATCTTACCATCCCATAGTTTATTTCTATAAGCAGGCATAAACTTATAGCCTTCTGCGTAAAAAGTAAAGTATTCAGACAATTCCATAAGAAGACCAGAATCATCTGATCTAAGAAAAGCTTTTGCTTCGTCTTTTTTATACGCAGTTATCATTACATTCCAGACGTAAACTTCTTAAATTCTAAGATGTTTTTTACGTGAGTATGTCTCCATCGGATATTTCCCATGATTTCTTCGAGAGTAGTAATGATCGTTTTTTGATAATCAATCTGTGCTTTTATTTTTACAAGATCGTTATCAGTTGAGTAATACATATCCATATCAGATTTCATAGGTTTAGTCATACCATCAAATGGGTCATATCTCCATTTGCGACTATCCATATCATCTTTAGTCATTTTACCATTATAGTAGAGCCATTTGTCTTTCCTCATTGACTCATACTCCATTTCCTTTTTCTTTAGCATTAATTTTGCCATAGAAAAGAGCTCCAAATATTTAGCGTGAAGCTTTGAAGATTTTAGTGTTTCTTCATCTAAACATACGTCATCAATAATAACGTCTTTTTTCCACATAGTTAAAATATCATTCAAATCCATAATGTACAAATTTATTTATAACTATCTTATTATTAAAAATTCGTCGTATCGAAATGTAACTTCTCCTTGAACATAGGTAACGTCATTAGCTTGTGTGTTAAACTCAACTCCGCTTAACGATGTTGGGAACGCATTTTTAAATTGAAATTGTTTATTAAGTGTGCTATGACTTGACATCACGGAAAGAATCATATCGGCCGCTTCATACTTTTCAGTGTTTTCTTTAATCCAATTATAAATTTCGGTGTAGTTTTTCATATCTTCGTCAATAGCAAATCTAAGATTCAATGAACCAAATTGGCGACTTTCACTTGATTGAAATGCTATTCCTCCACGAAACGCCATTGCAATTTCACCGGCCGTAATTTCAGGAATTGAAAAACTCGTAATAAAATATTCGGTGTTTGCGTATTTTTGTCTGTTAATCGTAAGCTTAAATCCTATAGGAGATAAAAGATTAGTGTTTGTAGTTAGATTATTTTCAGCCATAATTCTATTTATAAAAAAGAGGGCCCCCTTTCGAGGACCCTCTTAAATTTAGGTTTTAAACCCTATTACAATTATCCGCCAATGTTAATGTTCTTAACACGGAAGGTACGGTAGTATGGGTTGCTACCGGAAGCACCGATAGATCCATCAACTACGCCAGTAATTGGGTTAGCAGTAAGACCGTAACGTGTCTTGAATGCAATCTTAGGCTGGAATGTATTCTCTCCAACAGCGCGAACCATTGTGAGAGGCACATAAGGTGCGTAAAACAGGCCAGCGTCATATGGGGAAGCACCCTTATAACCAACAGTAGCATAGTCAGTTGAAGCATATGGATCAACATATACCTTAAGGCGTCCATTGAGAGTACCAGCAAATGTATTACCAGTAGCATCAACAGCAATTTCACCTTCTCCACCGAACTTAAGGCTACCAGCTGCAGCAAGTGCAGAAGCAACGTTGCTTGAGCAGATAACGAAGTTACCCTTACCGCGACGTGTGTCGATTGCAATCTTGTTGGCTTCCTGCTCGATCTGGAAGATCAAGGACTGGAATTTCTCAACAGCCCAACGGCCGTCAGCATCAGCAACAAGGTCAAAATTCTCAGTAGTTCCAATTCCACCACGCTTACCAGTAACAACCAAGCTGCGAATTATCTCACGGTTAATTTCAGCAAGGATTTCACCGGAAAGGATGTTAGCAAGCTCAGACTCAGCATCAAGGCCGTGAACAGCTTTGAGGTCTTGAGCAAGCTCCATGGTGTACTCAGCTTTGAGCTGACGCGTCTTAGCAGTAACAGTCGCCTTTTCGATGGTGAAACCCATCTCAGCGAGATCGTTAGTGCCAGGATTGTTACCTGCAATTTCAGCTGTACCAGTAGCAATACCTGT